GACAAGTTCACAACAGGTGTTTCCCGTCCTGCAATGCTTTCAGGCGTCATGATAGCGCCACCGCCGATGCCACGAGTTGAGAGCTGTTGAACATCAAAACTAATCCCAACATCAGCACGCATTTTATCGCCAGCACCAGCAGCTTGAGCAGTTCCCCAGGCATCAGTGGAAGCGCCTAAAACAAGAGCAGCATTGGCTTGTGATCCCATTATTTCAGTCATAAAAAAGTTACTCCTAAATAAGTTTAAATCCTAAAATTTGAATATTAGCACGATAGCAAGGAACATCTGCCACATTTTGGTAGTCGATAATTGGCGGATTCGCTGGGTTCTCGTAATAATCAATATTATCATTCCAACTAGTGCCCAACTCCGTCACTTGCAAGTTTAAAATTTTCTCTATTGTATCTAAGACGCGATTGAAATTTAATCCCTGAACGTCAGCTTTCCGGGTTATAGTTATATCGATCGAATAAACATACCGGAAGCCCCCACAAAGCCCAGGAATGCAAGTGGAACTAACAACATATTCAATGCAATTAATCTCTTTATTGAAATACATCTTAGCAAGTTCGGACTGGCTTAATGGGTCAAGCCGCCGATCATATATACAATCAGTGATAGTAGCAATGTCATCGTGTTTAAAAACTAAGCTTTTCCATGCATTCCGAATGCTAGAATTAGTAGTAGTCATCGGATTACCTCAATCGAGCCACCAATCTTTTTTGGTGCTACTGTCAGCGGCTTTAATATATCACCGTAGTCTATCATGAGACCGCTCAAAGTGGTTTCAAAATCATTCTTATATTTAGCTGAAAGATTGTCGAATCTGTCTCCAGTCTGCATGATCTGAGTAGCTAAAGCATCACTTAAAGCCTTTAATGCAATTAGTTGATCGAGTTGCTTCAATCTTCGAATTGACTCAAAATCATAGCCCTTTGACTTGATTAAATGGATAACAACAACAAAGGCATTATTGATCTGGGCTGACACTTCTGCTTCTGTCAAAAAAGTTAAGATCTGAGGGTAAAGGTTTTGGATATAACTAACGTCGACGGTAGTTCTGTCTATTTTAGCAACAACTTGACCAAGTGTTATCGGAAAAACAATTGTTTGTTTTTGCCCGCCAGTTTCCAAAAGAAAATTTACGGCTGAATAATAAATGGTAGAAATGCCCACAGATTCACTTCCGCCATTTGGGTCCGCAATTGCAGAGACTTCGAATAAAAAACAGTTGCCAGAATTGTAAGCATAAGTAGCAGAGTTTATTGCTCCAGTTCCATAACTAGCATCAGAGGTTG